GCGATTACCGCAAAAGGGATGGCGACAGCCGCGATTAAACCTGGGATAGCCAAGATTGTTGTGGCTAGCAGGCCGATAAGCGGGGCGGCTAGAGCAACTGCCGCTGCGAGGATAACGAGATAGCCTGTCGGGTTGATACCAGAGCCGAAGCTAGGAAAAGGTATGCCGCCAAGCAGGCCTTTGCTTGGTGTATCAAACCAGCGTCCATCGTCTTTGCCGCCGCCTTTACCGCCTTTACCTCCACCACCGCTGCCGCCGCCTGAACCGCCGCCGTTGCCGCCGCCGCCGTTACCTGGCACCTTCGGCATCTTCTTGTTGTTGTACTCAACGTCGATCTTGACCTTGCCAGTCTTCTCCATCTGCATGATCAGACGAGCAAAATCTAGGCGAGCCTGAGCAGAATCTAAATCTGCTTTGATCTCGACTCGGCCCTTCATGGTCCGTTCGATCTCGTCCAGCTCTTTTTGTAGCTCTACGCGGAACTGTTTAGTGTCCGGGCTGACCTTCACCGATATGCGTGCTACCTCAATACCGGTAGACATGCCAGCTTTATTAGCCATCCATCAACTCCTTCTTACGTCGCTGCGCCGCAATCATCGACGCCGCGATAGCAGCGAACGAACCGGGCTTATGTGCGTTGGCTTTGCGGTCAACGCCGGGAACTGGGAACGGCTCAGGCGGCTTAGGTGCCGCCCTCTTCGGGTCACGGTTGATCATCAACTGGATGTGGTTTCCGGCCCTCTGAGCGTTCACCAAAGACACCAACGCATACCGGTCTGTGTCCCAACCCCGGAACTCTTGACCGCCCTGCCTGTCGGCGTGGAACGCCCCATCAGAGGGGAGATGCAAAATCAGAGACAGCAGATAGCGCGGAGACAGCGGACTATCGTCAGAGAACAAATCCCTAAGATCGATCCGGTAGTAGTGCAGAAGATCAGATAGAAGCGCCTCGCCATGCTTATCGATTAAGCTGGCGAGGGCTTGGCTTCCCCCACCTGTGTGTCACTCACCCAGCGGGTCAGCACAGCGGTGTAAAGGTTCGCTTTGATAGTCGGATCCTCGTGATCCAACCTGGCGATCAACTTTTTGTGTGCAGGGGTGATGACGCGGAAAATCTTGGAACACGCATCAACCACAAGCCCAGACCATTCAGCGACAGATTCCTCATCGTCTTCATTTTCAGTCTCGATCGCGTTGATCTCCTCGATAGCGTCGATGACAGCTTTGCGATCTTTCTCCCGAAGTTTCAGGATCGAGGACAGCTCAAGGACGTTGCCGTCACCTAAGTCAACTTCGGTGGGGGAGTAGCGACGAACGATCTCATCGCGCATAGCGTCGAGGGTAAAAGCGTTGGACATAGCGGACCTTTCAAAGTCGTTGCGGCAGGCACTATTCGTAGACAGATAATCGGATCTGTAGACAAAAAAGAGGAGGGGGGATGGGTAGGCCCGCCAAGGAACCCATCCCCCCGGTCACATATCGCTTAAGCGAAGAGATCCTCGTTGATCCACGAGAACAGCAACTCAGAGCCGTAATCGAGGAACGTGAACTTCAACGGCAGAGCAGCGAGATCATCGATCGGAAGATCGATTTTGTCATCGCGTTTAACGGCAGCCTTCGAGAAGTGGAAGCCCAAACGTGAAGTGCCGTCTTGAATGATGACCAAGCCGGCGTTCTCCGCGTTCGCGTTCTGCGAAGCAGACGTAACACCGAACACACCAGCAGTCGCAGAAGCGTTCGGCCCGTAATACAGGTTCAAAGCGTCCTTGTCGAACTGGTTCAAAACCACCGTCAGGTAGTCGATCGGATCGTCAGTCTGAATCTCGCGCAGCTTCTTCTTCTGCCAGCTCCCGCGAACCTCAGTCTTATCGCCGTCGAAGCCGAACTCGGGGAGTGTTCCCCGGCTCGTATGTCCGACGCTTTTCCAGCCTGTGAGAGCCGACTTGAGTGTGATAGTCGCAGCCGGCGTGGTGCCGCCTGTAAGGGTTGCGGTAGCGGTGATGGTCTGTGCGGTGGCTGCTTTAGCCAGCGCCCACGTCACATCGAAGCCGTTGGTGTCAGTGAGCAAAGTGCCCGTGACATACACGTTGCCTGAGCCGACAGAGGTCAGCAGCTCCAAAGCGGCCTTCACGGCTGCCGGGGTGGCGTTGTAGGCGATAGCAGCGGTGGTCTGAGCGCCAGCAGTCAAAGTGAACGAACCAGCGGTGGGGGATCCCGTCAGCTTGACAGTCTGAATTTGGGCACCGTAAGTGTCCGGGGTGATCAGCTTCAAAGCTGCAGGGGTAGGTGCGGCTGTGCCCACCGGGGCGACGTAGACGTACCCGACTGCCGCGTTTAAGACGGCGTTGTCATTCTGTGCCATAGTAAATTGGCCTTTCGGTTAGATTCTTGGTTTGCGGATGTAGAGCCTGATAAGTCCCTGGACCCGCCAGGAATCTTGATATAGCGAAGAGAACTGTGTAGCGCCCATCGTCTCGAACAGCGACTGGATGTAGCCGGCCTCCGTTTGAGTTTGGTTCTTTACAGCGTCGTAAAGTACGTCGAGGGCTGTCTCATACAGCTCCTCACACTCAATCAAATTTGTGTTGGTGTACGAGGTCAACTCGATCACCGGGCTCGCATGGAGATCAGGTGCCTTCGGGTTTCTGATGCCGCCGAGCCGTCTAACATTTATGATGGGCCACACCCGATAATCGATATCGGGAACCCACGAGTTGATAGTCACATCCTGCAGTCGAGGATCTCCACGCAAGATAGGTAACACAATCTGTTGTATGCGGGGCATAGACATGCGTCCTCCTATCCGATCGTGTTGCCGCCGTGGGCAGCTTTAGTCAAGATGTATTCGGCGGCAGGAGGTTTAGTCTCAGTACCTGCGAAGAAACCTGACGGTGCGTGCCCAAACTCCAGCGCCATAGCGTTAGGTGCATGCAACACGACGTAGTAGTCGGTGACTCCATCAGCAGTCTCAATCTCGGCAGGAAAATAATCTTTGAGAGTGATACGGGTAGTGGCGTTGGCTTGAGCAAGATTGGTGATAGCTCTAGCCTCAACCAGCGCCCTCTGATGTTTAACAGCTTTATGTGTGTCCACATGGTGCGCTGCAGCGCTGTTGGCGTTCGCGTAAACCGTTGCCATCACATTCTCTTGATCGTGTAGTCCACCCGCTGCAAAGCCGGCGAAGAATCGTATTCGGTGGCGTCACCGAAAACCGACCAGCGTTCACCGCGCCAAACGATCTGGGATTGAGCGCCTAACACACCGTGCTGTTTAGTGAACGATCTAGGGAACCTCATCCGATACACCTTCTCCGAAGAGAACCCTTCGTTGTCCTGCTCGGCACGCCTCGCGGACGTACCGGACTGGTTAGCGACCTGGAGTCGGGCCAGCGCAGCGATAGGGGTGGTTGACGGTTTAGTGAACTTGTTGCCGTCAGAGTCGATAACCATCTCTTCCAGGTAAACCGTTACCGGCTGATACCTAGCTCCTGCATCCAGCAGACTCATCACGCCCCCGTTAGGTAGGTGGCTCGACGGCCAGTCTTCTTCGGGACGTTGCCCCAGTTGATGCGCCAGTCATGCACGCAGATACACACAGGCGGTACAGCGTCGTGATCACACAGATAAGGTTTTATATCTTCAGGCAGAACAGCCCCTGTAAACCCAACCTCGTAGGTGTCTGCAACCTGATATTCTTCGCCGCTCACGTCGGCATCTCAAACAGAGGAGTGAGAGTGGACATACGAGACAGCCGGTACACACCAAGAGTTGTCCACTCTTCATCGAGCACCGCAAGCCTGCCGCCAGACAAATCTGTTTGCAGTTGGTAGGTGTACGCGCCGTCAGTCTCCGATAGGTAACCGTCTGGGTTACGGACCAGGCGCAAAACAACGTCAGCTTCGATGTCGATCAGATCGGCTTCGAACGTGGCAGATGCAGCAGCCAACGTATCTAACGTCGGGATGCGCCTGCGGATCATTCGCTCTACCTGTTCGAGCCTGCGCTCGATCAGAACCATCACTTCAGCTTCAGGTTCTTTAGCCCACAGCGTGATAACGTCTTGCGCTGTCGCGTACGCCATGACTACTCCGCAGATTCTGCAGGAGCAACTTTGGCGCGGGGAGTGCGAGTCTTACGTGCCGGCTTCTCGGTGCCCTGTTCAACCCAGGCTCCGTTGGCAAGCAACTCTGCACCAAACTCGTCATCGACTTCAGCCACGCCACCGTTGAGAAGGTATTCAACAATCATGTTTTCCTCTCTCACCTACAAAGAGGGGCCCCCGAAAGGGCCCCTCCCCGAAGAGTGTTGGTTAGGCAGTGACGACGTTGGTCAGTTTGACGAACGCATCCTTGTCGTTGACGAGAAGGCCATACTCGGCCTCCACACGCACAGCAACTAAGTTGTGCTGCCAAAGCGACACAAAATTAGGGACCGCAAAGGTTCCCAAGTTCAGAGTTGCCTGGTCAGTAACGTCGTAAGACAGACCACCGACCTGGCCCCAGACGATCTGCTCCCAATCGCCAGCAAAGCCGATTGTGGTGCCAGATGCGACGTGATCCGACAAGATCGTCGGACGGCCCAAGATCCGGCCCTCGCGGTACGGATTGACGACCATGTCGTACGGGCTTTCGATGAACAGCGGACGACCGTTGCCATCTTTTGCACCGTTGATGATCGGCTCAGCAGTGGAATCCAGCAGAGTGCCGTTCCACTTCTTGCCGGCGGCAAGCAGCAGATTCAAGCCAGTCACACCCAACGCGTCATACGCGTTGAGGTTGGACACGCCAGCGCCGCCCGGATCGGGAAGCGAAACCGACTTGGTGGTCTGGTTGACGTAAGCGCCGAACGGGCTGTTGGTGCCGTACAAAGCGGCAACGTCGAACGCCAGCGCGATAGCGGTAGCGACCTTGGTACGCATGGTTCCCAGGTAGTTGGCCGGGTTCGCACGAACCGTTTCAGCCGACGCCACAAAGATCGTCGCGATCTTGTTAGGCGAAATCGTCTGAGAGGTCATGTCGCCCTTGGTGATCGGCTTCATGTCGCCTTCACCAACCCACGATGCACTGACGTTGCCCGACCAGTGCGGAATCTTAACGCCGGTCGGACCCATAGGGATCTTGGTGGCAACACGCTGGATGATCGAGGTTTTCTCCGCGAGCGCGAAGTAGTCCACCGACTGCTCAGGGGTGAGCAGACCAGAGAACATCGAATCGCCAGACTGACTGATCTTGGCGTTGTTGACTGCGAAGTTAGCTCCAGCAGACATAGTGTTTAGCTCCTAAATGTTGGTGGGTGACAAGTTGGTCACCGCATGCCGACAGCGCTTTTCAGCGCTGCGAGGATTGGATCTCCGTTCAGGGGGAGCGGGTCGCGCCCCCCGAACCCTTGGGTGGGATCGAACGCAGGACTTTTAGTGGCGAAGCCGCCAGCGAGGTCGTAGGCAGACTTAGCGGAAGCCGTAATGGATTCCGCGTCGGTGCCCTGGATCAAGCCGGCGAACGCACGCACTTTGTCGCTAGGCACGTTGGCGTCGATTGTCACATAGAGTTTCTCTAGTTCGATCTTCGCTGAAGCCAGCTCGTTCTGCAGTTCGGTGTATGAGGTGTCGCGTGCAGCCAACTCAGCCGAATGGGCTTCGCTAGCAGCTTTGACAGCCGCATCCACAGCGTCCTTCTTGCCTACGCGAGCTGCAGCCGCCTCGTCCCGAAGCGACTTAACGTACGCTTCATCGAACGACTTGGTCTGCGCCACCAACGGGGTGTCTACCGCCGGGGTAGTAACTTCAGGTGTGCTCTCGATAGTGTTGTCGGACATAGTTATTAGCCTCCTGGGCTTAGTGTTAGATGAACCCACCAGGGGTTCGGGAAGCTACGCAGATATTGCGTAGGTGGACATGCTGATTTCGCCGCGATCTAAGCGGCGACGTAAAGCGTTAAGAGTTTCTTTGCCGCTGTTTTTGGTTCTGGCTTTACCGGACTTGATGAGTTCGTCTGCCTCTAAACCAGCGTCGATCCATAGCTGCAGCGCTTTATGTGACTGAACCCTTCCGGGCCAGTTGTTTACATCGAAAACAGGAACCGCCAGACAGTCACATCCGACATGCCACTCTTCGATGTAATCTTTGATGCTTTCCCTGAACTTTGCCAGATCGCCCTTCGACTGATTGAACAGATCGAGGACAGTCTGGTCATCGAGGCTGATGCCGGCAGTAGCCGCTTCCGCGTATCCGAAATTACCTTTATGGTTTAGTTCGGCACCGCGAGAGATAAGCATCAGACACCAGGCGCATGTTTCGCTCCCGGTGGCTATCCTCGCCCAACCCAACACAGTGCTGTTGCCTGTGCTAGCTGGCCGACCAGCTTCCTCAGCGATTTTCACTTTCAGAAGCTCATCGTTTTTGACAGCGCCAATTATTTGTCGGCGTGCTGCCATCTCAACTTCGCGTCTAGCAGTCAAAGCAACCTTCGAGGCGGCATGCGCTGGAGAGTCGGCCTGCGACAAATCCTTGCGTGCTGGCTCCAAGTTTTGGACGAACCAATCCCATTTCAGCTCAGTTAGTAACATCTCGTTACGGACAAGAGCTGGAAGGTGCTTTTTGCGTTCTGCGTCGTAGAAGTCGCGGCCCAGAACGGCTGATTGCTCATACCGTTTCTGAACCTCTGGGAAGAGCACTTGTAAAAAAGCTAGCCAATCCTTTACAGATAACAAAGGAACTGTAAAGAGACTTGCTAGTTTCTTCGCGTAAGCCGCTGCTGCAGCGGCGATCACCGCTTGCGAGGCTGCGTACTGCTCAGGTGTCACGCCTTAGCCTTGGGCGCTGGGGTAGCTCCCTGCGGAACAACTTGGGCCGGGACAGGCTTAGCCGTCAAAGCTGGAGCGCCTGTTCCGGGGCTGGCGGTAGGATCGGTAGGGAGCATCGTTCCCATAAGCCCTAGGCCGGCTGCGGCCTCTTGCTCATCCCACACACGCATGTCTTCACGCTCGGTGATGGAGTAGCCCATATCGATACGGGCCTGCTCCTTCGGGATCACACCGACACCGTTCGCGTACAACTTGACTGCAGCATCCGCTTTAGCCGCGTACGTCGGAGTGGAAGGATCCATCCAGATCGTTTCCAGGCGCTGATAGTCAGGCGGCACAGTGCCGCCCTTAACCATCCGGTAAGCGATACGCATAGCATCTTCCCACGCCCCACCGAAGATCGAGTTTTTACGCTCCACCTTCGCGATCAGACGTGCTTCAGCCGCCCGGATAGCTTCAGCAGAAGCCGGGTTAGTGGACGAAGATGAAAGGTACTGCGGCGGCAAACCTGTGTACGCCGCAACCTGCTTAGCGATCTGATCCAACGCGTTGGTGAAGTTGGCAAGCTCGGCGGCAGAGAACTGCTGAACTTTGCCATCCGAATCCTCGAACGCGAGGATACGGGCGAGATATGCGTCGAAGAACGTTTGGCCTGTCTCCGAATCGACACCGATCTCTTCGGGCTTGATCCCGAAGATCAGCCGTTGAGGAACACCCATAAGCTCGGCGGTAGCTTGCATCAACATAAGGATGCGTGCTGCCGCGTCAGTCATAGACCGAAGCTCCGGTGTGATCTCGGTGGTGCCGTACAAGTCGCTGAGGCGAGTCCGGTTAGGCAGAGGTACAACAGGCACGGCGTTCAGTCCATGCGTGTAGTTGAACCACGGCATCCACTGGCCCTCAGATTTGTACCAGCCGAACGTGTCGTTTGTCGTGTACAGAGTTGCAGCCTGGATCT